CATATTATTGCTTTGTATGGGCACATCTCTGGTCTAAAAAAACAACAGGACCACATGCATAAAGGATTGGATGATGTTAGACAAAAAGTGAATTGGTTCTTCGTTGCATTAGTTGGTGGGATGGGTGCAATTATTTTGACTTTGGTAAATTTATTAGCTAATTAGTGTAATGTCACTAATTAAGATCAACAAAAAATATCCTTACAAAAAACACAATAGATTTCAATCAGAAACTGGTAGAAAGTATTTAGTAAACGAATCACCTGTTCCTAGCGTAACGACAATATTATCAGCCACAAAAGATAGGAAACATTTAGATGATTGGCGTAGAAGAGTAGGTAATGCAGAGGCTGATAGAATAATGAATAATGCATCAAGCGTTGGGACTGAGATGCATAGGGTATTAGAGTTTTATTATAATGGTGAAAAATACTTTAATGAAACTGAGGAAGGTATTAAGCCTAGAAAAATGGCTGAGGTTATTAAAGACTCTTTGAGAATTGATGAAGTGTGGGGCAACGAGGTTTCTCTAGCCTATAATCAAGAATATGCTGGTACCACAGATTTAGTGGCCATAGCGTATGGTAAGCCATCTATTGTTGATTTTAAGCAATCTAACAGGCCAAAGAGGGAGGAGTGGGTTGAGGACTATAAATGTCAATTGGGTGCCTATTATTTGGCCCATAAGACGCATTACGGGCCCATAGAGCAGGGGGTAATAGCCATTGCGACCCGAGACCTCCAATATCAAGAATTTAAGCTCTCAGAGCCTCTATTAAGCGAATACGCTGATAAATTTTTAGAAAGACTAGAAATTTACAAAAAAACTATGAAAAAAGGCTAAAGCAACCAATCCTTGGCTTTATCACCTAAAGTCTTTGCAGAAAGTTGATTTTTTCTTTTCAAAGCTTGAACTATTTTTTCATCAATAGTGTCCTTAGCCATAATATCAATGTAAACGACATTTTTAGTTTGTCCTATTCTATGTGCACGATCCTCTGATTGTTTTCTAACTTCAAGATTATAATTATTAGAATAATAGATTACATATTTTGCAGCAGTTAAAGTTAATCCATAACCACCAGTAGTAGGATTTCCTACAAAGAATCTGCATTTATCATCATTTTGAAAACGGTCAACGGCCAACATTCTATCTGATTGTGAGGTTTCACCAAAAATAGATACGACAGTTTCTGATCCATACTTATCATTGAGAGACGCTATGATTTCATTTATATTGTGCACGTATGTTGCCCATATGATCACCTTTTGATCTGTTTCTTCTAGTATCTCTAGAAGAGCTTTTAATTTTTCATTATTAAATTGTAATATTTCTCCATCATCACTTTTACAATATCCATTTGCAACTTGATGTAATCTTAATAACTCTGTTAATTGATTGTGGACAGATATAGTTTCATTTTCAAATTTAGCTAAAGCTTCAATACGTAATCTTTCATACACTCTTTTCTGATCACCTGTAATCATAATTTCTCTTTTTTGATAAATTTTATCAGGTATATCCAAACACTCATCTTTAGTTAAACGTATAGAAAATTGTTTAAGTTTTTGTTCTAATTCATCAAGATTTGTATATCCATCAGGAACCATTATTGCTTCACCTCTAGCTATATAAACTTCGTCAAAGGTACAATACCTATTACGAAAAGCATAATAACTTTTAAAGCCTAAAAGTGCTGGATCTAAGAAAGCACATTGTGTATAAAGATCTAATGGAGATTTTGTTACTGGTGAGCCTGTTAATATACGCCTCATTTTCGCTCGCCACCTTAGTGCTAAAATGTTTTTTGTTCTTTTTGCTTTTGGGTTTTTTATTGTTGTTGATTCATCTATAACAACAATATTATTTGGTTGATTTAATAAATATTTATTACAAATATCTAAACCTTTTTTTGTTGATAAAGCTTCAACATTAATTAAAAAAAATTTTAAAGGTCCTTTTTTTACTATAAAAGGTTGTAATTGTTTTGGTTTATCAACCTTCCATGCGTACACTTTTCGTTCTATAGAATCAGGCAAGTGTGTTTCAATTTCATTTTTCCAAACTGTATATACTGATTTTGGTGCAACAATAAGTGCGGAATCTATACGTTTTTTTAAATATAGGTAAGCTATGTTGTCTATAGTAGTTTTGGTTTTACCTGTACCCATCTCCATAAAAAGAGCATAAGTTGTTCTGTCAGCAGACTCAGCTAAAGCCTTACGTTGATGTTCATAGGGCTGCGTTTTATAGGGGTATTTCCATTTTGCCATATCCAAATATCTTTTACTTTTTTTGCTTTGCTTTTGCAAGATAATAATATATTAAACGAATCAGATATGGATATCGAAAAATTTTCAAATTTAGAAGTTGATACTGCAAGCACGAAATCAATTTCAGATGCTTGCAATGAAATGAAAAAACTTGAAAATGAAATAGACCAAGCTGAGGAAGCACTTTCCCTAAAGAAAGCTAAATACAGAGATTACCAGGAGCGAAAAATTCCAGAATTAATGCAAGAGGCTGGTGTTAACGCGATTAAACTTGCTGATGGTACACAAGTTGAAGTTAAGCCGTTTTATTCGGCTAGAATACCTGAGAGTCGTACCGATGAAGCTTTTAGTTGGCTTCGAGATAAAGGTTTTGGAGATTTAATTAAAAACACAGTCACTACAACTTTTAACAGAGGACAAGACAATCAAGTTGCAGAATTAGTAAGAGTATGTGAACAACATGGGTTTAAATATTTGCAGAAGCAAAAAGTTGAACCTATGACTTTAAAAGCTTTTGCTAGAGAACAAGTTGAAAAAGGAAAGGAACTCCCGTTTGATTTATTTGGTATCTATATTGCAAATAAAGCTAAACTAAAAACGAAGGAGTAAACATGTCTAACGGAAAAGACGTAGCTACAAAAAAGAAAAACGAAGTAGCAACAATCGACATAGAAAAATTTGCAGATCAAGGTTTTGAAAACATTGATAGCAAATCACTGCAGTTACCGTTTCTTAAAATCTTAGGACAGCTTTCACCACAAGTAACGGCTGGTGATTCTAAGTATATCGATGCTGCAAAACCAGGAATGATCTATAATACTGTTACAGACAAACTGTATGACGGTAACAAAGGTATCTTGGTAATACCTGCTTATTACAAGTTTGAATACATTGAATGGGCGGACAGAGGACAAGAAGGTAGTAATGCACCTAGAAATATCTATCCAGCTGATAGCGATATCATGTCTAAAACAAATAGAGGTGATGACGGTAAAGATAGATTAGAGTCTGGAAACTACATAGAGGAGACAGCATCTCACTTTGTAGTCGTAGTCGAAGAAAGCATGGCCAGCGAAGCATTAATCACAATGAAGTCTACTCAAAGAAAAAAATCTAAAAAGTGGAATTCAATGATGAATATGATGCAAGTGCCTAAAAAAGATGGCAAAGGTTTCTTCAGACCCGCACCATTTACTCAACAATACAGATTGAAAACTGTTTTGGAAAAAAACCAATTAGGTTCATGGTATGGTTGGGAAATTACATCAGAAGGATTAGTTAAAGACGAAAGCTTGGTTAATAGAGCATATAAGTTTAGACAATCTTTAATGAGTGGAAGTGTTAAAGTAAAACACGGCCAAGAAGAAGAATCAGCTAAAACACCATTTTAAATATGGACTTTAGTAAATCCTTGGAGCAGTTTAAACAGCTGTTCCAAGGGTCTAATACATATCACGGTCAATCTAAGAAGTTAGGTAAAAAAAGATCTGATGGAAAAGACGAATGGCGTAGTTGGATAAACCCTACTCCAATGAGTGATCAAAACTGGTTAGATCATTTAGAAGGTAAAGATAGTTTTGGTAGTGTTCCTATTAGAGATGACTCAACAACAAGTTGGGGTGTGATTGATGTCGATAGATACAATATAGATCATAAAAAATTTATAAAGACTATTAGAGAAAGAAAATATCCATTTGTGCCTTATAGGTCTAAATCTAACGGCTTACATTTAATTTTACATTTATCAGAGGCTGTGCCAGCAGCTGATATGAGAAAAAAAATGATAGCTATTGCATCTGATTTAGGTGTTAATGATGCAAAGACAGATATCTTTCCCGCACAAGACACAGTAGATTTAACACCAGAAAAATGGGACGATAAACAAAAAGGTCAATTTGTTAATCTACCTTATTATAATGCAAAGTTTCCAACACGATGTGCTATGGATGATGAAGCACAAAGTTTATCATTTGATAAATATATAGAGTATGTAAAACAATTTGTAATTACAAAAGAACAATTTATTAAACTTAAAACAGCAACGGACAACGAAAACAAGCAATGGCCAAATTGTGTAAATAAATTTATTAGAAATCAAATTAAAGAAGGTGAGGGCCGTAATGATGCTATGTTTAATGTTGGAATTTTATGTAAAAAAATTAATGAAGATAAAGATTATTGGGAAGCAGAAATTAGAGATTTAAACAAAAAAATTTGTATACCTCCTTTAACACCTAAAGAAATTGCAAAAGTTATTGAGCAAGTTGATAAAAAAGACTACTCTTATAAGTGCGGAACTTCTGTAGCTCGTATGTTTTGTAATGGTTCTACACAATGTGCAAAAAGAAAATATGGAATAGGTTTAAACGAAGCAATACCTGAAGTTGGTAAATTAATCAAAGTTAATTCATATCCCGAACCTTATTGGTTATTACCCATACAAGGTAAGTTAGTTAAATTAGATACTAAACAATTATACCAACAACAATTATTGGGTGAAAGACTATTAAATTATGATATTGTGTGGAGACCATTAAGAGCCAGTAAAAGAGATCCAGATCCTTATAGGGATTGGTTAGAAGAATTAATATCAAACAAACAAGATATGGAAGGTTTTGATGGTGATGAAGAAAGAAAAGAAGTTTTTAACACTAGAATAGTAAAATTTTTCGAAGATACAGATACCATTACAGAGTTTGATCAAATAGAACACGATAATATCTTTCAAGAAGGTAATGAGATTAGATTTAAATTAGAAACTTTTAGACAATTTATGAAAAAACAAGGATACAATTGGTCAGAAAAAGAGTGTACAGTGTTCTTACAAGGAGCTGGTTGTGAAAAGAAAGCAAAATTCCAAGGTATTCAAGCAAGACACTGGGTGGCCATATTACCAAAACAAACAGAGCATAAAAACAAAAATGTCAAATTCACTAAAGCAAAAGCTCCATGGGAAAACAATTAAATTTTTTGGCCCACCAGGAACAGGTAAAACACATAGACTTTTAGAAAGAGTGAAAAGATTTTTAAAAAGAGGTCTATCACCTGATGATATTTGTTATATTTCATTTACTAATAAAGCAGTCGAGGAATGTAGGGATAGAGTGCGTAAACAATTTAAAGGTTACGATGAAGAAGATTTCAAATATTTTAGAACTTTACATAGTTTAGCAAGACAACAATTTGCAGATATACCTGTATTAGATCCTAAAATAGATATGCTTCAATTTCATACACAATACGGAACAGTTAAATTAAATTACAAACCTACTTGGGATGATCAAAAAGTTTATAATAATTGGTCGTTACAAATTTATGATAGAGCTAGAAATATGAAAATGAACCCAATAAATTTATATAAAAAAGAACCTAGAAAAAAAGTTAGACTACAACAATTTAAATCAATAATTGCGGGATATGAACAATATAAAACTTACGAAGCTACTCCAGGTCAATTTAAAAATGATAGATTAGATTTTACTGACATGGTTCAAAAATATATTGATAGTGGATTAGCGTTACCATTTAAAATACTAATGGTAGATGAAGCTCAAGATTTAACTCCATTACAATGGGATATGGTAGTAAAATTAGCGATGAATTCACAAAAAGTTTATTTGGCTGGTGATGATGACCAAGCAATTTACGAATGGAATGGTGCTGATGTAAGTTTTTTTCAAAGTTTTCCAGGAAAAATAAAAATTTTACAAAAATCTAGAAGACTTAATAAAAATGTACATTTTTTTTCTAGGTGTCTTTTGAATGGTATGGAAGGTTATAGAATAAAAAAAGAATTTTCTTCAAACGGTAAAGAAGGAGATGTAAATAAGTGTAGTAGTTTAAAAAAAGTGCCTTGGGAAATAGAAGGTTCTTGGATGGTACTCGCAAGAATTAACGATGTAAAAAAAGAATTGCAAGATGAAGCTAGAAAATTAGGTTTATATTTTCAAGATATGCGAGGAAACAAATCATTTGATATTAACCAATGGAAAGCTATTTGTGATTGGCAAAACATTTGTGATGGTGGTGCTATAACTAGAGAAGATGCATGTAACATGTATAACTATCTTTTGAATATAGATCACGGCTACCGATCAACGGACAGTAAAAAATGGAGTTTTGCACATCCAAACCAAGTTTTTACTTTTGAACAGTTGCATTTACAATGTGGTATGGCTGAAGAAAAAGTTTTTTGGATTGATGCATTTCAAAGAAAATTTAAAGATAAAGAAAAAAACTACTTTAGAAAGCTTCTAAACAACAAAATAGACCTTGATTCAAAAGCTAGAATCATAATTGATACAATACATCAAGTAAAAGGAGGAGAAGCTGACAATGTTGTTCTTTCCGCAAAATGTAACTTCCCATCTCATTTTGAAAGAAAAAATTTGATTGATAGAGTAAAAGAATTAAGAGTTTGGTATACGGGAGTTACAAGAACTGTAAATACTCTACATTTACTTGGTACTTACCACAAATATCATTTTCCCTTGAGTAAATACTATAAATTGTATAAAAGTAACTATGTCTAAGAAACAAATAGGTGGATCCCACTATAAATCTTTTGTCATAGAACCTTGGACGTTTGTTCAAGAGAATAATTTAAATGCTTTTCAAGCTAATGTAATAAGATATACGTGTAGATACAAAAACAAAGGCGGAATACAAGATTTAGAAAAAATAATTCATTATTGTGAGATGGAAATAGATTTTATGAAAAAGAAAAACAAAAGTGTTACTCGCCCTGATGTTGAGGAGTTTGCTGCTAAAATAGCACAAAAGCAAGATACATGATGTTAAAAATATATTTATGGATTATGGGTTGGTCTGGGCAGTTAAGTGCATGGGCATGGCGTAAACAAGCAAAAATTATAAGAAAAAATCGTAAATGACACATCAATTGAATTTTATTTACAATGATAGTGATTGGGTTGCTCCCTCAGAGTATCCTGATTTAAGAAAAGCTGATGAGGTTGCTATAGATTTAGAAACAAAAGATGTAAATTTAAAAACAAAAGGTTCGGGTTGGGCAACTTTTGATGGTGGTATAGTTGGCTTCGCTGTCGCTGCTTTAGGACAGCAATGGTATTTTCCAATACAACATGATGCTGGTGGTAATATGGATTTAGCTGTAACTACTGCATTTATGGTTGATTTACTTAAAAGACCTAGCACAAAAATTTTTCATAATGCTTCTTATGATGTGGGTTGGTTACTAGCTAATGGTTTTGAAATTAATGGTAAGATTGTAGATACTATGGTGGCCGCTGCATTAATAGATGAAAACAGATGGAGTTTTTCTCTTAATGCTTGTGCAAAAGATTATTTAGGTGAGATAAAAAACGAAACATTTTTAAAAGAGAAAGCAAAAGAGTGGGGCATAGATCCTAAACAAGATCTTTGGAAAATGCCAGCGGGTTATGTAGGGTTCTATGCAGAGCAAGATGCTGCACTTACTTTAAAACTTTGGCAGAGATTTAAATCAGAAATACAACAACAATCTATAAATGATGTTTGGGAAATGGAGATGGAATTGTTACCTATATTAATAAAAATGAGACAAATAGGTATAAGAGTTGATGAACAAAAGGCTGCTTCACTTAAAAAAGAATTTAGACTCAAAGAAAAAGAGGTTTTACATAAAATAAAAAAAGAAACATCTTTTAATGTTGATATTTGGGCTGCAAGAAGTGTAGCACAAGTGTTTGATAGATTAGGTGTAGAGTATCCTAGGACTGCAAAATCTAATGAACCATCCTTTACAACTAATTGGTTACAAAATTGTGAACATCCAATTGCTGGTTTAATTAGAGAAGCTCGAGAGATAAATAAGTTTCACTCTACATTTATTGATTCTATTCAGAGATATGTTCATAAAGGTAGAATTCATGCAGAGATAAATCAGTTACGATCTGATCAAGGTGGTACAGTTTCAGGTAGATTATCTTACGCTAATCCTAATCTTCAACAAATACCCGCGAGAAACAAAGAGTATGGTAAAAAAATTAGGTCTCTATTTCTTCCTGAGGATGGTAGACAATGGGGTTCTTTTGATTACTCACAACAAGAGCCACGTTTAGTTGCTCACTATTCAGCATCTATCGGAGAGCGTTTAGATGGATCTGAAGAGTTTATCCAAGCATACGCTGATGAATCCGCAGACTTTCATCAGATTGTAGCTGATATGGCGGGTATATCCAGAACACAAGCAAAAACAATTAATCTTGGTTTATTTTATGGTATGGGTAAAGCAAAACTTTCAAAAGAACTTGGTATTGATAAGGATAAAGCAGAAATACTTTTAAATAAATATAATTCAAGAGTACCTTTTGTAAAAAAATTAGCTAGTGCTGTAACACAATCAGCTAGTAAATTTGGTTTTATTAGAACTATCAAAGGCCGTAAATGTAGATTTGATAAATGGGAACCCGCTACTTTTGGTATGAACCAAGCTATGGATTATAATGAAGCTAAAGCTAACTATGGAAATAATATTAGAAGAGCATTCACTTATAAAGCTTTGAATAGATTAATACAAGGTTCAGCTGCAGACCAAGCTAAACAAGCGATGATAGATTGTTATAAAGCGGGTCATTTACCATTATTACAAATACATGATGAGTTATGTTTTAGTATAGGCACTGATAAAGATATAGAGGATATTAGAAATAAAATGGAGAATGCAGTAGAAAATTTAAAGGTCCCTTTTAAATGTGATGTTGCATTAGGTAAATCATGGGGCGAAGCTAAAGATGAGTGATGAATTTAAAGTTTAAATGTTTATTACCCAATTTAAAAAAAAATTACATAGAGAAAAGCTCAATAAAAAATTACTCTTGGTTTAGTAAAGCTTTACAACACTTAAAAAATAATAAAGATATAGAACTACACACCGCTAGGTGTCCAGGTATTATTAATTATTTAAATTATGTTTGGATTCAAAAATCCTATCAAGATATAATAATTAAAACAAATGGCGATGGTGAATCTTTTTTGTATGCCACATCATTTAAACAAGAAGATAGTAAGTATGGTAAATATATTGGTCCTTATGTTCACTATCATAACAAAGAACAATTAGATAATTTTTTACCTTTAAATAAAAAATCTCTTAAAACTATAATTAAAATACAAAGCCCTTACATAGTTACAGTGCCTGATGGTTATTGGTTATTACGTTTACCCGTGGCTTACTCTGATGATGATAGGTTTACTGGAGCGATAGGTTTTTTTGATAAAACAAATTTTTTAAATGTACAATTATTTTGGCATGAACTTAATAGCGAACAAATTATAAAAGAAGGCACACCCTTATGTCAGTTTGTTTTAGTGCCTAAAAAAAATTTAGATGTAGAAGTTACAGAGGGTAATTTAAAAGATATTTTAAATTCAGGTTTATTTAAGGATTAATTAATATAAACTATTTGTCAATTTCTTTGTTAAATTTTATAACTCTTTCACGTAGTTCAGGATAAGCTAATTTACCTTTTCTTATAGAACGCAACCACATATATGATTTTTTCCAATCATTAAAAGCGTCTATCACTTCTTCTTTAGAACATCC